CTCGAGAACCCTTCTGCGCACGTCAAGGCACTGCTGCAAATTGGTCTTTCGATCCAAAAATTCTTGTCGATCACGAAGGACCCGGGGGAGCTTGCATCGCTCGTGGTGCCTGACGTCGACAGCTTTTATTTTGCCGACCCGTTGACGCGCAAGGCCGCGTTTGACGTGTGGGGCGTCTAAGTTTCTGCATAAGCAGGAAAGCAAGCTGCGAGCTATATCGCGGCATCTTGTAAGAGGTAATTGAAAATGGCACTTGGTTTTAACTTTTCTGAAGGCGGCTCTGGTGGCGAGATCATCCCGATCATCAAGTTTGATTGTCGGTCTGGCCGCATGTTTCGCCGCGACCGCGTGAATGGTGAAGACAACATTGTCGACATCAGCCGCAGCTTCAAGGCGGTATTTGATTTCGAGAACATCGAAGTCGGATACATCAACTTCGATACCGGCAGCGCGCCTGACTTTCAGGTGGTTCGCTTCGGTCAGAAGCAGCCTGATCGTCCGAGCGAAAAACACAAGCCCGGTGTGCGCTTGTTGGTGAAGCTGGGCAAGGAGCTTGGCGGCGATCTTCGCGAGCTCGCGTCGACCGCTCGTGCATTCCTTCGTGGTATTGACGAGCTGCACTCGGCTTATACCGCTGGCGCAGCGGCAAATGCCGGTAAACTGCCCGTGGTGGCCCTCAAAGACACCGTGGCCATCACCACGGGTGAGGGCGCTCGCAAGTCGACGAACTACTCGCCGGTCTTCGAGATTGTCGGCTGGGTCGCACGTCCTGCGGACTTGGTCTACAAGCCGAAGAATCCAGCCCCGGTGGCGCCCCCTGCGCCCTCTGGCGGTCCTCCGGCTACGGGGTCGACTCAGGTCTCTGCGCCATCCGCTGCGGGTGACGCTGAGGATTTCGGATAACAGGTCGGGAGGGGGCGGAGAGGGACCGCCCCCATCCCTTTAAGGGAAGGTCATGAGGTATATATTCACACTGAACATGCCATCGAAAGCGGGCAATCCGGTTCATCAGATCATCGGCGACCATCCGGCAAAAACGCTCGAGGCCCTCATCTCTGTGCTGATCGATGACGGAATCATCATCGTCGATGAAATCTACCGGGACAACAACTCAGGCAATTACTACAGCGTCGGCCCGATTGCTTTGTCATCGAGCGTTATTGGGAAGGTGAAGATCCTGAATCCGTAGGGCTTTTCGGAAGATTTTTTTCGTGCATTCTTCTTGAATCTGATGCGACGTAAACGGCCCGGCGATGTCCCAACTTACCAAAAGTCTCGTAATTTTTTAAATTTTGATAAAAGCCGATTCTGGCAGAGAAACACCCCGCGATAATGCTGATCGGGTCTTGTTCCTGAGCGGCTTTAATTGTGGCAGGACCAAAAATCCCATCGTCTTTTACTTCTAAGACTCTTTGCAAAGTGATGATGGATCTTTCAATTCCAATATACACAGCAAGATCAAATACGGAGTAATCGACTCCCCATGCCAATTCATCACATCGGCATGCATCCCAATAAAAAGTTTTGTACAAGTCGCGAACATCACTTGGCTTTAGATCGCGCATTTCTTTTTCTGTCACTTCGCGCTTTACCCAAGATTCAAAAACGCGCTTCGTAACGCCAAGATTGGTCATGCTCCCGGGATCTTCGAGGTTATTAACAAATTTACCCTCAGACCTCAGCACATTCTTAAAACACGCTTCAAAATTCTCTTTCATCTTTTGAGCCCCTCAGCCAACGACTCCCGAAAGATACAGCGCCCGCTCATCCATGCGGCGCTTAACCAGCCCCGGCAGCACTCGCCCACCCGCCTTTGTCCACTTTAGAAACTCGTCAGCCGCTTCCTCGAATTCACCCCGGTTCGTCTTCATCCGAAGGGTAGAACGCTGGAGAGAGCCAAGGCCCACGTTGAAGGCAAAACTGACGAGAGAATCAAAGACTCCCTGACGATCAACAGCAGCAGGGCAAAGTCGAACCACGCCACGCTCAAACCGACGAAGGTCTTCAGCAAGTATCCGGTCCACCTCGTCCATCGTGAGAGTCCGGTCCCAGCCTGCTGGTATCGATAAATTCCGTCGTTCCTCAAATGGCACCTTGGCGTGATTAGGATCAATGACGTGGCCTACCGCAGTCGTCCAAAGTAAAGCAGGACACCTGTAGGGCTTCAATCTGACGCCCTCATGGTGTTTGATCATTTCTATTGCTTTGGAGCTAACCTTCACGATCAGCCTTTCTTTTGGAACGCTTGCGTCCCGAACCAAAAGCTTACAATGGACGCTAGTATCATCATCTCATCGTCAGAGAAAACTTCTGCCATCGCTGAAGCAAACGGAACGCCCGTGTCGTAGGCATACCAAACGCCCGCGATGTTGATGGCGACAAGTTCTAGCACAAAGATATATGTCACCACTGGACGCACAGATGCGCGCAGATTGATCATCCACTGCGATGCGCCTTTTCCAATTTCGATGTCGTGCTGGTACAGAGCTTGACGCTCCTCACCCGCAGTCTGCGTCTGAATCTGCTCTAACTTGATTTCTTCGACGCGAGCTTGCGCAAGAAAGCCGCGCTCAGCTAACGCCAGTTCGCGCTCTTTTTGCGCGGCAACGAGAGCCAATTCATGCTTCTTGTCTTGGCGGTCTTGAAAGATCTGCAGAATTTTGGGAAGCCCTCCTGCGAGGAAGGACAGGAAAGTTGAAATCATTGTCATCATTTGTTGCGCTCCTCCATCAGTTTGACGCGCACTTGTAGGTCGTGGATGTCCTCCATGATGTCGTCCTTCAATTCTTGACGACGCGACGCGCTTAACGGGCTGTCAGTCGGCACCCCATCCTCGGTGATCAAGATGGGCATTTTTGACTCAATGGCAATCAGCCGATTGTTGAACGATGCGATTTCCGCGAGCAGCCAACCAACAGCGGCCAGCAACACTGGGAACAGCATGTCTACAATCTTTTGCATGTTCATCAGCTACGCCCTCCAAAAATTAAAAACTATTTGAGCATCGCCGCCTTTTTGACCCCAACTGTTATATCCACCACCACCTCCTCCTCCGTTGACTGGATCTATTGCGAAGCAAAATCCACCATCGTCGAATTCGCCAAATAACGAACCGCCAACGCCGGTGAGGAAAGGTTGAGTTGGGTCAACCGCTCCGGCGCCACCCTTGTTAAGGCCATAAGCATTGGTGGTGCCTGCAGAACCATTTGCAGCAACGCCTGAAAGCAACAAGTTATTCCAAATTGGCCCGCTTCCTGATGCAACACCGCCAACTCCATTGACGCCGCTTGCTTCTCCACCTTTTCCTCCGCCAGCGGTAATTGTATTCCCGGGCCAACTGACCGTATAACTTGTCCCATCCGCGCCATCACCACTTGTTGTCGTGTCATTTTCCGGGGTCACTGTTACAGTGAATTCGTCAAATTCATTGACCACAAACCCACCAGAGATAGGATCGTAATTAAGCACCGCCCCGCCTCCGCCAGCACCTGCTGCAAAATTAGTTGTTGATGCTGCTCCAGCACCGCCTTGTGCTTGAATGCGGAAAGATGCTCGATTGCAGGAATATGGGACAACTATTTTCCCAACAGTTCCTGATGGATATATAGGAGGGCTTTCCCAAAATGCTGCTGTGTAAGTAAGAAAAGTAGCCTCAAAAAATGGAGCTTCATAAGGTTTATCTGCCGGATTACCGTTCCACCAAACAGCATTTCCTGTCCAAGTCCAAAAAGGAGGGAAAGGTCCTCCTCCAGTAAATGTTCTTCCGTAAGAAGCTCCGTCAACTAAATTTTGCGGTACTTCAGGGGTAGTAAGGTTGTAGAACCAAAGATTTTTTGGTTGTGCCCATACGCCGCTTCGTTTGACGTAAACCTCGTTTACTGTTTGCCAAACACCGCCAACTTTTACAAATACAGTCATAGCTTATGACCAGCTAAGGTATAAAACGGCACTGATTCCAGCCTGACCCGGCGCGCCATTGTATCCGCCTGCGCCACCTCCTCCGGGGAATTGCGGAGGAATATTGCCAATCGATTGACCACCGGCTCCACCGCCCGGACCACCGGCTGTTCCGCCGACGCCACTTGCAGGACCCGCCACAGCAGGACCTCCATTCCCCGGATTGCCCGGGTCAAAAAGAACATCACCGCCAACATTGTCCCATACGGTTGTTCCGCCCTCGCCGCCTTGAGCAAAAAATTGGAAAAACGGTAAGCTACTGTTTGAAAGGACCGCTGGGTCTCCTCTGTTACCACAGCCCCAACTATCAAGCGTAAACGCATGAGTGGGATTTGGAGGGTTAAGAACGCCAAATGAAGATGGCCCGCCCAAATAAAAGTTGTACTGTTCAAGCGGCGTAACCGCGTACGGCCCTTCAATGTTGTACTGAGCGCCGCCGCCAGATCCAGCTAAAAGATTTGTCCCAGAGGAAGCATCTTTTGCGCCGCCGGCGCCGCCGGCTCCCCACCCATAGACTGTCAGTGAAGTTGCGCCGCACGGAGCATAAACATTCCCGCTGATCCCAAAAAGAATAGGATCTTGAGTCGGTTCATAAAGCATCTGAGTAAATGGCACGAAGCCATTCGGCTGCCAAAAAATTCGCCAAGCACCTTGGGTCTTGTGCCAAGCTTCAGTAAGTAACTGCCAAGTCCCGCCAACTTTTACGTAGATTTCGTTGACTTGTTCCCAGTTACCGGCAACTTTGACGTATACCTCGCACATTTAATACCTGAACCAAACGTCACCGTCATTGCCTCCAGAAGGCGCAGCGGTGGAGGCCGTAACAATTGCGCTGCTGAAAGCTCCGTCCCAATTTAGAAAATCAGATCCTCCGCCACCACCAGAAGAGTTGATCGTGATGGAGCCATCACCATTTGTGATGGTGACGTTCGTTCCTGCAGTCAGTGTGGCCTTCGTGAGGCCGCCTGCAGCGTTACCGATTAGGATCTGGCCGTTGGTATAAGTCGTTTCGCCAGTACCGCCATTCGCTTCGGTGAGCGTGCCTGCGAGCGTAATAATGCCGGTCGATGCAGTTGCAGGCGTGAGGCCTGTAGTGCCGCCAGAGAAAGACGCTACACCACCACCACCACCACCGCCGACAGCCCAAGACAGATTGCCACTGCCATCTGTCGCAAGCACGTAGCCCGCAGCGCCGTCAGATCCGGGCCACGTATATACCGTGCTGTCCGAAACTGCGGCTGGGATCAGCCCAAAGAACCCGCTGGTGGCGCCTACAAACGTCAGGCCTCGAGTGCCGACGTACGTACCGTCAAAGGTAAAGTTTGCCGACCCAGCCAATACGCCGTTGTCGTTGTATTGAACTTGCGTATTGCTTCCGCCCGGTAGCGAGTTGGTCGACGAGTACGAAATGTTCGTGCCGTCACTAATGACCTGAGACCGATAGCCTTGGCGCAAAAGCAGCGATGTGCCACCGCCAGCAGACGAGAAGGTGACCGTAAAGTTACCCGTCGTGTTGTTGTAGATGGACCAAACGCCACCCTTGCCAGAGGGCAATTGATAATTGACGTTTGCGCTTAAAAGACCAGCGATGATGATATTGGGAGGGCGGTACTGCGAGTCCGATAAGGTAACCGTGCCACTCGCGCCCACCGCATTGATGTTGGTCGTACCGCCAAATGCCGTATCGATAATATCAAAGTCAGTATTGACTGGCTGATCCCACGTATTGACGTAATCGCCATTTGCCGGCTTTTCGATAAGTTTGTTAGTTGTAAAAGTACTGGCCATGATTACTCCTAAATCGCTTTATCAGCTACTTCAAGTGCCTTTGCAATGTGATCATCGTGAACCCCTAAGAGGTCCTCCGTCTTTGAATTGCTGCGCTTCTTGGCATCTTCAGTAGCAACCATCAGCTTATTCAGCAAACTTTCTACTGATCCGCCTATCTTACCGCCAGTCGCACGCGCAATTCTGCCGCCAGCTCGAGATGCGGGCCTGCCGAAAATTTTCAAAATGTAGTTTTGTGTTTCCTCAGGCAAGAAATTGGCGAAGTGCTCTCCAGATTCTTTTGCCGCACTTAGCGCACGCCTGACGGCGCCGGGGCCCGCGTTATAGGCTGCAGCAGCAATTACCGGGCTACCGAAAGTTTTAAGCTGCTCTTCAAAGTAAGCGCGGCCTAAAGCCTCGTTGTACGCCGGATCACTCCTCAAACGCTGTGGGTCGTAGGGCAAGCCGGCTAGTTTTGCTGCTTCCGGCGCAGTCCCCGGCATGATTTGCGCGATGCCAATTGCACCAGCCGGCGATGTGATCACGTTGCCTTTTTTGTCAAATTGATTATTGCCGCTTTCAACCTGAAGCAACTTTCCAAAAATTTCTTCGGTAGGGGGGAATTCCTGTTCAACAGCCGGGAATCCGCTTTCTGTAGACATGCCAACCGAGCCTTCTGTCGTCCCTACAGGACGGGCCTCCTCTTCCTGAGTGCGGCCCGCATAGTACGCCGCAGTCCCAGCCGGTTTGCTGGTGGCGGCTTCGACGGCTCTAGCGCCTTTGCCGAAAAGCTCTTGGGTTTTGCCAGCAAGGCGAGGCGAAGCAAGAGCAGCTTGACCCACAACCAGCGCGGGGTTAACCCCAAAAGCCAAGGGAGCAAGTCCGGCATTGGCCACGTAAGCTTTCACGCCGCCCGGCAGAATCTCTTTTAATTCTTGACCGGCAAGCATGTAAGGCAATTCAGGTTCCATGCTCGAAAGGTCGTCAAGCAACGTCTTTTTGGTTGTATTGTCTTTTGTCGAAAGAATTCGACGAAGAACTGACTCATCGGCAACGCCTTTGCGGCCTAAGCCAAATGCTGAGCGCAAGTCAGTGAGCTCTTTACTCGCGTTCTGATACGCCTCCATTGCCGCCGCGTATTCGGGGTGAGCCGTTTTTACCGTGTTCAAAACGGAGTTATACATATCGGTCGCGACACCATAAGCCACAGGATTTTGGCGTGCGCCTTGCTGGACCTCACCAATATATCTTTTAAGTGCGTCAAAGCCTTCGAGCGTATGAGCATTTGAGCCACGAGGCTGATTTTTGAAGAAATCAATAGCCTTTTGAATTTCGTCAACCACTTGCTGAGCTTCACGATACATCGTGAATTGCGGCCCTGCTGCGCCGGTTGGGCCAGTAACTTGGAAATTAATTTTCTTGAGATTGGCCTTCATCGCGTTATCAACAGAAGACCAAGGAAGCTGAGGCAGCCCTGCTGCTTTTGCTTTGGAAATGTTGGCTACGTATTCGCTGCCCCGGGCATCCGACAGCTTTTTCAACGCGCTTTGAGATTTTTCAACGATTTCCATCGGATCAGCGCCTTTAAGATGCGCTTCAAAGGCTTTTCGCAAAACCGGATTTGAAGTACGGCCTGCCTGCTGAGCCGTTTTCAGCGCATTGACAGAAGATCCACTTGTCACGGCCTGAACGTAGGGTGTCGCTTTGCCAATCGCAGCGCCCGGCAACTTTGCAATCTTGAGAGCGGCCTGAACCGGGTCGGTTGCGGCGCTGACTTTGCTAAGTGCAGATGCTGTTTTTTCTAAACCAGCCCCCTTAGCAAGAAGCCCAGTGCCCCCAACAAGGGTGCTGGCATCCATCAAGATGCTGACAGGATCTTCGCCAAGAGCCTTTTTAAAAGCAGCCGTGTCGCCTCGCAGCAAGCCGCCATATATGTTGGAGTAATGCTCACCGAGAGCATTGGCAAGTCTCTCGGTCTCTTCTTTTTCTTTAGGATCTTGCTTTACGCCAAACGCGCCTTGGGCCTTAGAAAAAAGACCTTCGCCAAGTTGTCCAACTGCTTTGGCAGTTTGAACAGGGCTCAAGATAGGGGCGGCTAAAGCTTTAGCAGCCTCGATGCCGCTTCGAGGCAGGCTCTCAAGTGCCTTTCTACCCGTTTCACTCCAAGTTGGTTCAGGCTGCTCAGGCGTTACAGGTCGAGGCGGCTCGGCAGACTGTTGAAATCTAGTCCGAGCGACACGGGCTCCCGATCTTGAAACAGTTTCTGAAGGAGGCGCTACAGATTCTGGCTTCGAAATAACATAACGGTCCATGATTGGACCGCTTCGCGAAGCTTCTGGAGGAGGCGCTTCAGCTTCTCTGGCTGGCGCCACTTGGTATCGGCCAAGGATACTTTCTGCCATGGCAATTACCTGTTGAAGAAGAAGCGCGAGAAGCCGGGCATGCCGAGTTCTTCATCGAGCTGTTTCGGATCAACCTTGCCGAGCAGAATATCGTCGACCAAAGTTGTACCAGTCTTCGGATCTTTGGCTCGCAAAATTTCGGTCAGACGTTGCCGTTGACTCTCATAGAACTGATCGTTGTAGTCCGTTCTAAATGCCAATTGAGCCTGAGCCGACTTGTACATGCCCGGCATCGAAGCAAGTTCCTTGTAATCCTCGAGATAGCGAGCCGCATCGAGCGATTTCTGCTTGTCGATGTACATGTTGCCAATAATCTCAAGCGCCGCTTCTTTCGGCATGCCGGGGCCCGGGATAGCTGCAGCAATTTGGTTGAGGGCCTGAAATGCTCTCTGTCCAGCCTGTTGCACGCCTTCAAACTGCAATGCAGTTGAGAGTTTGTTGGCAATGATGCTGCGGTCGACGTCCTTTTCTAGAATTCGATACTCTTCAGGAACCCCAAAAGTATTCATGACATCATTAACGTATGCCGCAATAGCCGTCTTCATTTGGTTCAGCGGGCCAGTCCCGAGCGGACCATCAAGAGCTGAAATTTGACGAGCAAGCTGGTTCAGGCTAGTACCAGCTTCAGCAGCCGAAGCGGCATTGGCAAAAGTCGCCTCTTCATCCGCAATTGATTTCTGTATGAAGGCGTTTCGCTGGGCTTCGGGCATAGCAAGCAATGCTTCAGAATCGGCTTGAGCTTTAGCCCTGTTAGTTTCAGAGATGGTCGGATTCCATCCATAACCTTGGACTGCCTTATCTCCTTCAGTCGGAGCAGGCTTGCCCGGCACGCTGGGAGCTTCCGGCGGCGCGGGGGTCGTTGCCGCAGGCACGCTGGCTCCAGATACGGGCTGCGCATCAGGCAGGCTCTTGATGATGCCTGCCGCTTGCGCTGTTCCTGCGGTTGGCGGCTTGCCCATCTTGTGCCACTCAGAGAGCGTGACGGTCTTGCCATCGGCGAGCATGACGTACGTAATGCCAGCACGGACAAAAATTGCGTTCTGCGGAATCGTCTGCGCTTCAGCAGCCGTAAGAACTCGAGACTGTTGCGTGTCCGCCTTCGTCTTTTCGATGTCCGCCATTTGTTTACGGATATCGGTGTAAGACTTCGTACCAGCACCAAGACCGGCAGCAAGCGCTACGCCAAGGCTATAAGTCGGCGCCGTGCCCATGGCTGCAATGCCGCTGAGAAGCGGAATTAGATTCTCGGGCTTGCTCAGACTTTCGCGAGCGCCGCTGATAGCCTCAGTAATTTTCTGGCCACGAGTCGGCATGCGAATGTTTGGCGCTTGCAAAAGACTTGAATCGAGAGCGCCAGCGCCCATCATTGTTGGCGCAGAGATATCAAGGCCCGGGCGCGGAGCCGCCGCAGGAGCCGCCGCAGGCGGTGCGCTCACTGCCGCTGCAACTGCGTCCGCCGCTGGCGTATTGGACGCCGCCGGACGCGGACGGACAGGAGGACGATCAGGTTGTTTCACCGGATCTGGCGCCCCTTCAAAGCTTCCGGTCGCGCCAGTTCTATCGCGCTGAGCTAACTTCTGACGCTGGGCTGCCGCGCTTTCTGGCGTCACCCCATAGCCGGCATAGTCTTGGATGTCTTGAAGGATTTCAGAGAACAGGCCGCCCTTTTTCTTTGTGCCGCCATCTTGAAAGCCTTCGCGACCAGCAGTGCCGCCGGCGGCTTTCTTTTTACTGTCGCCGATTGACGAAGCTGTTGCAGCAAGATCCAAAATCTTCTCGAGCTCATCAAGACCGGACTCTTTTTCAGCAAGCTTACCGGGCGTGGCCAGCGTAAAACTTTGCGCGCTGGTAGGGATATTTAACTTCGCACCTTTACCGCC